TGAGTGAATCACTATGTATAGAGTGACAAGCAAGTTGCCAATTACTCAATGGGGGTGTGGGTCGCCTAAATTTCTCACTTTGATTTTGCTCAAGTGGTACCTATCTTTCCCAATTACTGGGTACAGGTTAATTCAATATGATCTGGGAATTCAGATGATGATAGCGAAATGAAATCTCTTATTAGTGGTGGTCGTCTACGACTTCGTTCTCTAACAGTCTGAGTATCTCTGCCTCAATTGTTGAGGAGTCTCTCTGTTCTTTTACTTCGACTGTATCGGTAAACATACCGGAAGTTTTTCCTAGTAGTTCCAAAGACCTAACTCTACTTGCCGGAGTAGAGTCCTCGTTGTCTCCTCTACTCTCTGCATGGAGCCTTTCTAAAACATAACTCCTCGTACGGATAGAGGAAGCTACTACTCCCTCCTCTCGCTTACTGATAGCACGTTGTATGCTTAGGGAAATCTTAGGGTTAGCTAACATCTTACTCGCTTCTACATTTACCCATTTAGGAATGGAGCCGTTCTTGTTTAACTTCACGTCATAAACTTTTGCGTATGCTTCTTTGTAAGTTGTTTTACCTTTTACTATCTCTTCAATGAAGGCTCTCTGTTTAGGAGTAAGGTCTGTTTCTGGTTTCGGTTTCGTGCCGACTATTTTTAGGTCTGGTTTTTTCTCATCACTCATACAAAACATTTTACCGGTAAACCTTTTCCCACGTAATGACCACAGACTGATAGCTAAATAGAGGTACATTTAAGGGTATGTTTTGCTATAATCCACTTATGGCAATGACGTTTTTCAGTACCCAAAAATCAAGCAAGGACTTGAGGCTCAAACTCGTCATAATTTTCGAGGAGGTGTTCACACAGAAGTAGTTTTAATTTTTTATCGGTAGTCTATTTGTACAGACTCCGTGAAGGTCGTCCTAGTATTCTTTATAACCCAAAAACTAGGTCAGGTCGTGATGATAGATTGGTGGAACAATTTTAGCCGTACCTCAAACACCCTTACCTAACCGGTATATGGAGTATTGAAACAGATACGAAACCGGTAGGTCTTGAAAGCAAAGTGACAGCAATTGCTCCAACAAGACCGAGTCTTGATGTTAAATAAACAGACCCTAAATAATTTTCTTTGCGACAGTAATTCCTAACCAAACTATTTGAAGGGGATAGCGTTTTGTTATCCCTTTCAAATTTCTAACTGTCACTAGGTGTGTGCCTAGTCTGAATGAAGCGAAAGCAGAAACAGTTAACTTAATATATTTCTTAGGAGGAAATATGAATATACAAATGACAGACGTTCATGTCTCTAAACTGAACAGACGTAATAGAAAAAGACCTATTGCGAAATTTAAACTTAACAAGTTCGAAGCAGAAGTTGTTACAAAAAAGGAGGTGTACTAATGAGTGCAAAAGATAAAACATATACTCCCTCAGAAGTCCTTGAGACTATGTTGGAAATCAAAGACTTGAAGAGTGAAGACGGAACAGAATTAGTTCCTTGTTTACTTGGAGGAGTTGGTATCGGTAAGTCATCACTTGTCGAACAATATGCGAAGACTCTCGCTAATGGTAGAAAGCTTGTCTACGGAAAAATAAATCCGAGTGAAGACGAGTTCTCTCTCATTGATTTGAGAATTGCAGACTTGGAGCCGGAAGACACACGAGGTGTTCCTATAGTTGATATGGTCGAAGGAGAGCCGGTACAAAAACTTGCTCAGTTACAAAACTTACCGGTATCAGGTAATGGAGTTCTGTTCCTTGACGAGTTCGCACAAGCTACTCCGGAAATGCAAAAGATTGCCGGACGTGGTGTACGTGAGAGGATAATTGGCGAGACTAAAATTGCCGAGGGTTTCAAAATTGTCTTAGCCGGTAATAGGCAAACGGACAGAGCCGGAGCCAATTCTATTCTCTCTCACTTGCTAGACCGAGTGATTGAAATGCACGTGGAAGGCGACACTAATTCTTGGTTGGCTTGGGCGACTAAGAATAACGTACACCCTCTCGTGACTTCGTTCATAAACTACCAGCCTCAGTTCTTAAATAACTTTGACCCTAAGTTGAAAGAGAGTCAGAGTTCCTCAAGGACTTGGGCAATGGCTAGTCCGATAGTTCGTAAGTTTGAGAATGACTTAACGAATATAATCTTCGGCAAGTTAATGAGTGGTTGTGTCGGCTCAGAGAGTACGTCTGAGTTCTTAACGTTCGTTAACCTCATGCAAAATGTCCCGTCCCTTGACGACATTGTGAGTGGCGAGGACGTGGAAGTTCCGGAAGGAGTTGGTCTTCAATATGCGACTTGCTGTGGACTCGTTAAGGTCTTGTCTGAGTGCAAGGACAAGGACTTAGTTTCCTATTGGGAAAATGCTCTCAAGTATGTTGAGAAATTCCCAACGGCTGAGTTCGGTATCTACTTCGTTCGCTCTTGTGTTGGAGCAAGACCGGAGTTGGAGAAGAGCAAGGCGTTCGGTCAATTCCGTGTGGATAATCAAAACCTAATTCTGTAGGTCTTGATTTGTTTGGTAGTGAGAGAAATATTTTACTAGTAAAGTATTTTCTCTCGCTCCCATAAACTGATAACCGAGTGTGACTCGGTCTGATGAGTACAAGAGTACGAAATCAGTTTATTAAATTTTTTATTTCATGGAGGTATATATGAATAAAAATAAAACGTTAGAGTCTGTCTTTTCAGACTCGTTTGTTAAGGTGGTCTTTCGCAGAGGTTTACCCTCTGACCAAAAGGTCAATCCTAGGAGCAAGAAGGAGTTAGCAAAGTTGTTTGACTCTGACCCTTCTATGCACACAGCTTCGGATTATTTGTTTCCGGAGAAAATCAATTCCTATTTTAGGAAATACTTTGTAGCGTTTGAGACGACTGTGTTTAAGCCGTTGTCTTATCCTTGGTCGGACGGAGATACTAACTCTTCACAATGGAGAATTATTCCTAACGACAAAGTGACTCAGTTAGAGAAACTCTACAAGCAACACAAGGCAATGTTTGAAAAAGCAGTTGACTCGTTTTGTTCAAATTATGATTGGCATATTGAAAATGCCAAGAAGAAATTGGGCGAAGCTTTCGACATCAATAACTATGATGATGTAGAAACTTTCAGAGCGAAGTGCAAATTTGAAATACAGTTTGGAGCCTTCGAGTCTGTGTCATTTTCTAATGACGCTAGAGTTCAATTGTCAGCCGAGCAACGTTCAATGATTGAGAGTCAAGTTGCGAGTAATTTCAAAGATACTCACAACATGATTGCCAAAGAGCAAATAGCCGGACTGACTGAGGCTCTAGACAATGTCTTAGTTGCAATGGAAAAGGAAGGCAACAAAGGGTCGTTCTTTAAACGTGCAGTCTTTGATAACCTCAAGGCTAAAGTTGAGGACGCTCAGAGTATCAACGACAAGCTTCTTAACAGTAAGAAATTGTCCGGTGTGATATCTCAAGTGACTGCGACCTTAACCAAAGTATCAAACGGCATAGAGTCTCTCAAAGGCAAGGACGACCTTGCAGTTGAAAACCGAGAGTCTATGAAAGAAGAAATAACTACAGCGAAGAAAAGTCTCAACGACTCTATCTTCGGTGGACTAATGGGAGGCGACAATGAGTGAGTACAACGTTGCACAAAGACGACCTGAGTATATGGGTCAAACGGCAGAGCAAGTCATAACAAAAGCTAAGTCACAGTTAATGGACTCAGCTACCGGCATGACTTCTATTCTCTTAGGACTTGACCTCATAGAGGACGAGTCCATTGGGACAATGGCTACGGACGGCAAGAGTATTATTTACTCTCCGGATTTCACTTTGTCTATGAAGTTCGAGCAAATAAAAGGAGTACTTATTCACGAGTCACTTCACGTTGTTTGGGGACATCATATTCGAAGGTGTGAAGGTGGTCTTGAAAGACACCCTAAGCTTTGGAACATTGCTACTGACTATGCAATCAATTCATACATTGTGTATGACTTGAATTTAGATTTACCGGAAGGTGGTCTACTTGATAGGAAGTATCAGTCATGGTCGGCTAATGCAATCTATGACTTCTTGTATGCGAATGACGAGGAGTTGGAGAAGGCAAAGTCTCAGGTTGAGAAAGGACTAGGTCAAGAGTCAGACGAGCAAGGCGAGTCTGAGCAAGACGAGTCTGAGTCAGGCGAGGGCGAAGGTCAGGGTCAGGGTCAGGGTCAGGGCGAAAGTCAGGACGAGGACGAGGACGAAGCCGAAGGACAAATGTCCGGACAAGGTGGAGTCAATCTTGACGACTTGCCTCAGCCGGTTGGTGGTGTCATTGACTTGAAGGACGAAGACGGACAAGACCTCACTCCTCAAGAAATTCGAGAGGAGCAAACGAGACTTGACCAACAAGTTCTCATGGCAGATAAACTTGAAGGAATGAAAGGAGACTCAGGCAACGTTGACTACCTTGGAGGCAGAGCCGGAGAAATCAAAAGACCTCAGGTTGCATGGAATGATTACTTGAGAGAGATACTAACCTCTCGTAAATCCAACAAGAGGTCTTACGCTCGACTCAATAAAAAGTATCAACACTCCGGACTAATCTTGCCGTCAAAGAAACGTGAGAACGAAATAAAAAACGTTGTCATTCTCAATGACGTATCAGGCAGTACCGAATGGTGTCGTGATGAATTCATTACAGAAACCATGACGTTGCTTGAGGAGTTTGCAGTTGAGAAACTGTGGGTCGGAAGGTATGCCTCTAACCATTTTAGAAATGAGCAAGGAGAATACTTCGACTTGTTCGACACGACTCAAGGAGACTGTATGCCGGACAAGGATACGTTCCCATGTCATGGCTCCGGTGGTACTTATGGTGTTGCCGGTTTCAATGCTTTCCTTTCTAAGCTTGAAGAGAGAGACGAGGTCGACTTGCTCATTCACTTCTCGGACGGAGAGGACGAGTTTGAAATGGAAGACTTGGACGAGCCAATGCCTGATAACTTACCGGTTATTCATGTCTTTACTGTTGAAGGTTACTATGGATTTTCTAATCCAAAAAAGGATATGCCTTTTGGCGAGAGGGTGTTCATTAAGTGAACACCTTTTCCCCGAAAGTTTTACACCATGTGTAACAGTTTGTGTTTCGTGACCCTTGTAGAGAAAGTATTTACTAGTAAATATTTTCTCTAATGTTAGTCACGGGACGCAAATTTTCACCTCTAAAAAAACTGATAATCAAGTGTGTGCTTGGTCTGAATGATTACAAAAGTATGAAATCAGTTTATTAACTTAATCTTTATAGGAGGTACTATGGAAGATTTAAAACTACAGTTGTGGTTAGCCAAAGAAGGAATGTTTACAGAGGTTTGTAAGCATGACGACCACACAAAATGGGACGTTTCTTTTTTAAGAAGTGTCAGACATCAATTAGACATGAAGGGTAACTTGTCCGAGAAACAATGGACTATGGTTGCGAAGATACGAGACAAAGTTCTTGCTCCTCCAAAACCTAAAGAGACTATTCAAGTCAATGAGATAAGCAAAGTGTTGGAGTTCCTAAACAGAGTTCCTAACTTTTCATCTATCAGAGTTGCTATGTCAGTTCCAATTGCCGGAGGTAGTTCCGGAAATGCTGATTGGTTTCTGAAGATGTACATTGCTACTGACAAGTCAAAGTTTGAAGGTCAGTTGCAGTTGCTCGTCAGTTGTGACCCTGACTTTCAATATGGCAAAGAGTATCTTGGTAGAGTGGACTTGAACGGATTGTTCTTTCCTCACTTTAGATACTCTAATGTTCAGTTGGACTTTGAGAAACAAGCAATCAAAGACGAAGCAGTCAATACTCTAAATGCAATTGCCCTTGACCCTGAGAAAGTTGTCCGAGAGTTCGGACAGTTGACCGGTCAATGTTCTTTCTGCAAGAGGAGATTGTCTGACGATATCTCGAAAGCGTACGGATATGGAAAGCATTGTGCTAAGAAGTATCAGTTAACGTATCCGACTAAAAAACAATTTGAAATGCAAGGAGGTGTAGCATGACAGAAGTTAAAGAAGAGATGTTATATATAGATGAACGTATAGTTCTGAAAGATATAGTCAACGACTTGCTATTGGCAGTTGATGTGATTAAGAGGACAAGCAGACAATTGTCTATTCGAGTAGATAGTGTCACAAGACTAGACGCTATAAGTCTAGATGAGGTTGAGTCTATTCGAGATTATCTTGACTCTATTCTTAGGTTGTCCGTGGAAAGCGTTGACGACTTTCAACAAGGAGCCGACCATTTATCAGACTTGGTTGTTGCTATCAAAGACAACAGAAAGTCCGGAGGTGGAGCATGAGTAGATACTTAGAGGACGATATGCCTTTGATGTTTGAGGAGTTAAACCTCTTGAGAGAAAGTGGTACTGTGAATATGGTTTATGGTATTACTTTTCTTAGGAAAGATTATGGACTGTCAAGGCAAGAGGCATGGTATGTGTTCGACCTTTGGAGAAAAAAATTAAAGGAGGTGGAACATGAAAAGACTACTTAGATTTAAGTATTACCCTCGTAGTGGGTTGAATGTCAGAGCCGGTATTATCCATGGCGAAAGCTTTGCCGAGTTAATTCCTCAGGTTTGTGAAGTCATGTGGTCAGAGTCAATGCCTTATGGAAAATACTTTGTGTTCAAGGACGACTTCAGAAGTGGAGAGTTTGAAATCGCTAGTGAGGTTTCAAAGTTCACGTCTCGTTCCGACAAACCTATGTCTTTCAGAATGGTCTTTCGTCACTTCGCAATGTTAAGACAAGCCGGTTGTTATGACCCTGACCTTTCTATTGCACAGATAGACGAGAAGTATCACAAGTTCTTGAATAATAAAAAGAACAAAAAAGATATTGAGTTGTTTCGCTATAGCAATACTCACTTCACAATAACTCATTCTCCTATTTGTGAGTTGTTTCTAAAGTGGATTGACAAGTTTGGAACGGAAGAAGATTTGAAAGTTCTAGATAATTTTTTACATCATAGCAATATGTATTCTCCGACTGAGCAGTTTGAGAAAGGTATTAGATATAGATTAAAAAATATAAAACAGTCTGCTTAAAATTAGCCGAGGCTATGTGGTATTAATTTACTGCATAGTCTCGGTTTTTTTTTGGCTCAAAATTTCTAGAGATGATGACATTTTTCAGGTTTGAAATCCTGCGAGATGACATTTTCTTATGACAATCCCTTGATGAGAAAGTATTTACTAGTAAATATTTTTTCACGCTACGTGAAATCTGGAGTTTTAATACAACATTCTTTGGGAAAAAAATCTACAGCAGATAGTTATTATTACGCTATAAAAACTAATTGTATTATTCCGAATAATTATTAAGTGGCTGACGTATGCTTGTCATGTCATATCACTATGCTATATAATGTATGTAATTGTTCGTGTTTTTTTTCATAGCGTGAACAACCTCCTAAGAAATCAAAGGCTTAGGCTAAAAGTCTTTGAAGTTTAATAAGATTGGAGGCAGACTTGAGCCATAGATAATTCTCCAAAGTAATCTATTAAGTCTGTCTCCTTTTTTTTATGCTAGTCCCTTGCTATCTATATGATATAATCATCTGATGTATGCAGTTGTCAGACACACCTTTGAGTTAACTATCCCTGAGCCTTTTGTTAAGTCTTCTCAGAAAAGTTTTGGGGATTGGAAATATAAAGTGTGGACGTTTGATACCTATGAGGAGGCTAGTAAGTTTGCATTTAAACTTTTATTAGTAGAGCCATTACTTAGGTATGACGAGCAATCGTATCACAACGCAATGAATTCTCTTGCCGAGAATGGATACTATACCTTGGGTAAAGAAAGCATAGCGATAGCAGAAGTAGAAGATAAAATTACAAGTGAGGATACCTAATGGCTAATAGTATTTTTATAAGATGTAGTGAGGACACTTGGAAACTTGCTAACAAAATAGCAGAGAAGGACTCTCGTTCTTTGAACAAGCAAGTCATTCATCTAATACATCAAGAAGCAGAAAGGCGAGGCATTGTATTGACTGAGGCTGACAATCAACCTGAGGAAGTACAAGAAGAATTTGAAGTAGAAGAGTACAACCCTGACACAGTTGCACAACCTATGACTGACTCTATGAAGTCTCCTTTAGAAAGGCTCTCTGAAATAACGAAACCGGACTAGTCTCGTTGACATACCACAGTTGAAGTAAAGCTTCGGCACAATCAACAATCACATTATATTCTGACTCGGTAATTCTTTTAGGATTACCGGTCATTATTTTATAGAACGCTTTCTCTTTTTCATTTCCACATAACTCCTGAAGTTGTTTCACAGGGGGAGAAAGTACAATAGAGCGTGGCATTGCCCTTTGCAGAAAGTAATTACTAGTAAATATTTTCTCCATGGAGGGTGGAGCTGACGCAAAACAGCCTGACTTGGTCAACAGATTAAGGTATTTATCACACACCATGTGTTGTCTTTCGTTCAGATAATCTTGGATATAAAGCTTGTCTATCATGTGTTGGTCAAAGACAATCGCCTGACCTATGCGAGAGTTGTCTATCTTTTGGACTTGGACTTTGTGTCTCTTGTGTAAGTAAGGATTGCCTACATCATTGACGTAGACTTCCTCTTTAGAAATCCCAATCGTAGTCGTCAGTTTCTTCTTGAGTTTCAGAGTATCTTCCATTGGTTGGATTGAATGATAAGTCTGCCTTGCCTAACTGTGCGTTCCAATTCCACCTCGCTTTGGTACAATGGACTTCTACATTATCCGACCCTCTGTATACTGTCAAGCCTACATCTGCCTTCGTACTCCACGAGATACTGCCTGATATATCCATGAGGTTACAGACATTCTTTTTACTTCTGTCTTGTGGTTTCTGTGGGTGTGCTATGAAGATACACAATACGTCATGTTGCTTACAAAACAATTGCACTTTGCTTAACATATCTGAAATCATGTGGGTTTCTAGACCATTAGTCCTATCAGTATGGATAAAATTAAAGGGGTCAATCACACAAATCTTTACTGAGTTTCTCATTATTGAATGATGAAACTTCTCAAGCACGTTCTCAATCGTTGGCAACCCTCCGTCTAAATAGTCTTGGAACAGTACGTGCTCTCCTATCCATGCCTCTGCTTCGTCCTTCTCTTCTTGACTCATACGCTCATGCCCATTGGTTTTAAAGAAAGGTTTACCGGTTATTATTTGTGCTAACTGTACCGAATGATAGCTAGGGTTTTTCTCGAAACTAGCATAACAAGTTTTCCAATTGTAATTCTTACCGGCATTGACTACTAATTGGTCTATGAAAGCACTCTTACCTTCTCCGGCATAGCCGGTCACTACATAAAGCAATCCGGTTTGTAGATTAAATACCTTATCAACAGACTCATATCCGGTGTTTATGCCCTGAGGTTTGCCTTCATCATACAAACTTTGGAATTCATCTGTGTAAAAACTTATATCGTTTAGACCATGCAAAGGTATTGGCTCTGCATTAATCACTTGCTTACGTACTGTCTCCTCGTCTGTCTCAATAAGCAATTCATTTGCGTCCTTGTATCCTTTGTAATCCATGCGATAGCACTTTGCTTTCCCTATCCTACGGCTCAACTCATGGGTCAATACATCTCCGGCTGAGTCTTGGTCAGTAGCTAAGATAACTTTCTTCACATCAAGGAACTTATCTCTATCTTCCCACACATAAGCAAACCTTCCGTCCTCGCTTGGGTCAACCTTGCCCTCAGTAATCTTGTTTGGACTTCCATTTGGCACAGAGTAAACAGCTATGTTGTAGTCTTTGAAAGCTTCTGCTATAGCTAATACGTCCATTTCCCCTTCGGTAATAACAACTGTATCCTCTATAGTTTCTTTGTTGCTATCGAATTCATGCTCTCCCCAAAACCTTTTTGCATTGTTCTCCCACCAAAAATCCTTGTCGCCATTGGCTTTCCTGAACTTCACAGCTTCAACTTCTCCGTCAGGATTGTAGAAAGAGAAACCTATTACCGGTAAATATTTTCTCTTTTCCCGTGCTACACGAAATTTATCTGCTGTTTCTAAACTAATCTTTCTATCAAGCAACCACTTGTTTGCTTTCTCTTCTTGCTTATCTGCTAAAACTATTTTCTTCTGTGGCTTTTCTGCCTTAACTACTTTCATAACTCCTCCCTTTTTGATAGCACTTTGGTATCTGTTTATAACTCCCTTGATGTTGCAATGATGACAATGGTAAACGACTTTGTATTCGTCAATCTTTACGCTCAATGGTGTGTCATGTTTGTTTTTTGTTCTCTTATCTTGGCAATTCGGACATGAAATTTTTCTTTGTCCGTGACTCAGACCTGACGTATGCCGGTCTAATTTTTCATTTAATTCTTGGCTAATCATTTTTCCTCCTATATACTTAGTATATACTTACTAATGTATATACTTCCTAAATAAATTACTTAGTACATACTACCTAGTATCTACTTCTCTACCTCAATAAGCTTACTAATTTTATTAGCTAACTTTTTCTTTGAAACGATTGGGTACTCATTCAATTCAATGACTGCTAACTTAACTGTGTCTGAGTCTATAGAATTTCTTGTGCAAAGTTTCTCAAAATCCTGAGAAAGAAAGTAGGCTTTTGCCTCGGTAGATGTTCTTGGATTTTTACTTGCGATATCTCTGACTGCTTGTTGTAAAACTTTCTTATCTAACGCCCTTGAAAAATCCATGGCTCGATTGTAGCCGAACAAAAAACACAATTCAATACCTCATTTACACTTGTAAAAACTTTTTTTATCCCTCATAATTACATCATATACAGTAAACCACGAGGTATTATATGGAATTTGAAATCAAGAAGGGGATACCCTTGCCACGCAACAAAGGTAGACCCTCTAAATACAACCTTCCTCTCGAAGATATGAAAGTTGGAGACAGCATTGAGATACCGGTATCAAAGAAAGACCTAGCAGTAGAAATAAAAATCTTGCGAAACGCAGTTGATAGATACAAAGCTAAAAGACTTGATACTAATTTTAGTGTTATGAAACTTTCAGATAACTCAGGGGTAGGAATATGGAGGACTAAATGAAAGACAAGATATTAATAGAGGCACTACAAAGCTACGTTGTATCTCTCAAGCTAGAGATAGACGACTTGAAAAGTCAGTTGAAAGAAAAGGTAGTTAGTGTCAAAGAAGTACAACAGACAACACGAAAAAAATTAGCTGTTGTTGGAAACACTAAACCGATTGTTGTAGAAGAAAAACCACAAGAAGAGGTAGTAGTTATACCTCACAACCCAAGAGAGATTTTAAAAAGGATTGGTCATTGCAAGTACTCAGAACTAGACATCATTGCCTCTATCTACAAAGACGCTGATTGGTTTTTAGCAACAGTTACAAGAAGACCTATGAACGCAAAGGCTGAGTTAGTTGCTCAACAATGTCTTGATAGATTTAGGGACAACAACATAAGTGTCTATGAACTTAGGAAGGAGTCTTACAATATGTATACTCATACTGTTCTGTCTGCTCAAGGATTGATTTGCAGAATTGGTAGAGCCATATATCATTGTGGCAACGAGGAGGAAAGAAAGCTTTGGGATTTCTAGATTATTATTACGCAGTTGTGGGAACGACTTTGATTGTCGCTATTGTCATTATCATTTCATACACAAGATGAAACTTACTAACAAAAACAAACTACCCAAAGAAATAATACGTGCCATAAGTAATGATACTTACTCGAAGGGAGAGTCTACTATTTCTGTGTCAGGATTATTGTCTGCTCCTCGTCCAAGAATACTTGGAGTTGAATATCAAGACAGTATAGTTGTGGACGCAGTAGACCAAGTGTGGAAGATATTAGGCACGGCTACACACTCTATCTTAGAGAGGGCAAACGAAGGCTATGAAGATACTATGATTGAGGAAAGAATGTATGCCTCTGTATTGGGGTGGACTATATCCGGTCAGACGGACTCTATTAGCCTTGAGGAGAACACTTTAAAAGATTATAAGGTCACGTCCGTCTACAAAGTTATGAAGGCTCAGAAGGAAGGAGACGACTCGTGGGAGGCACAATTGAACTGCTATGCTTGGCTGTATCAACACAACATAGGCAAGACCATAGATAAGCTACAGATTATTACAGTAAACAGAGATTGGAATAAGAGTCAGAAGAAGAGAATGGGTAGTGATTATCCGGACTCGCCTATCTCAGTTATAGATATACCGGTATGGGATACCGAGACACAAAAAGAATTTATAGAAGAAAGAGTCAAGCTACATCAAGAAGCTGAGGCTGACTTTCTAATAAATAGGGAACTACCTTTATGCTCAGAGGAGGAACGTTGGAAAAGACCGGACTCTTTCAGAGTAATGAAGAAGGGTAGAAAGACTGCACTTAGAGTTTTGGATACTCAGTCAAAGGCTGATGATTACATTGCTAAGAGTAGTGATAATAACTTAACTATAGAGTTTGCAAAGGGAGAGTCAATCAAGTGTAAAGACTATTGTGATGTGGCACAATTTTGCGAACAGTACCAAAAGGAGGTAGCCAATGAAAGACTATAGTATGTTTAAGATACAGATTGAATTGCCTGACGGCTCTAAACAATTTGTATGGTCGAAGATTGTCGAAGGCGATATTCAATTTGATAGAGACATGGATAAAGAAGTTGCAAGACTTGAGGAGTCCGGTCACAAAGTTGTGTATTCAAGAAGAGCAATCTTTGGAAGTAAATCTTTGTTCGCCAAGGGGGTAATTCAATGAGGGAAGTATATTCAAAAGAAAACCAAATAGAATTCTTGAGACTAGGTGTACGTGATTTAAAAAAAGCAATGTCTAAACTTGATGAATGTATAGGAGACTGCGACCAACAGACTGCTAACGCTGTTAGTGATGTATGGGACGAGATAGAGTATCTTGATGATACTTCAGACGTGACTATAAACATTGATAGGTGGTGTGTAGAAAAATTCGGACACAATGATTGGGCATTTTTGGATACATATTCAGACCAAGAGAAGGTAGGTCTAGAAGATGTTGCAGATATAGTAGATTACAAAGGTCAAGCAATTGTAGTTTACTTTGAAGCTAGACCTGAGTTTGCTGACGGAGAAATCTAAGTATGAGTAGAGATTACAAGATTGATATACAGTACGAGAAAGTATCTGAGGAAAAACTATGTGATGTCTGTGGGGGTTTCTTACCTGACGTGGACGAACAAGAAATAAAAGAATTGTCTATTACACACGGCATACAAGCTGATAAGTGTAGTGGATATAAATGTTGGATTTAATTATCAATGGAGAAAAATATGGATAATTTATTAGAAATAAAAGCAGAGAAGTTTCGTGAAATATGGAACACATTATCGAAAGTAGATGTGTCTGAATTCAAAGAGACTAAGATGAAGTTGGATTACCTCAGTTGGAGTAGAGCATGGTTTCTGCTTTGCGAGAAGTATCCTGAGGCTGAGTATGAATTCATGCCGTCAATTAAAATGGACGATAACACCATGGAAGTTTGTACTTCAATTAGGATTGGCGAATGTGTACGTATGATGTC